CCGTAATCGGTTCGCGTTTTGCGATAAGATAAAGCTTCGAGGTCATTAAGGCCTCGTCGTCTTCCATCTTAAAGTACGGTTTGGTTATTATACCATACTGTACATAGCCACGCTGATAGCCCTTGTGAGAGACTATTGGGGTGGCTTCGTCAAAACTAGTAATAAAGCCTACATCCCCATACCCAAAAGGTATTAGGGGGTAAGCTTTAATACGTAAGAACACAATGCTACCTTGGAACCGTTTATCACGGAATCCAGGCCCGATAGTTCTCATTGATAATTCAACGAGCCTATTGTGCAAATGCATTTTTTCAACCTGATTACTCAGGAAATTACGGAGGTAGATGGGCGTTATGTTTATACCATCCCAGAAATGTTCTCCGCAACTCTCGCGGTAGCACCCAGACCAATAAGATTTACTCTTATTGATCTCGAAGCCAACGTGAGAGCAGAGGCGAACAAAGGGTTCCATGTATTTCGACGGTATGATTAAATCATCTCCGTATATCGAAACACATAGGCCTAAGGGATCGTCATCTTCCACTATTGCTAACGCAAGGGAGTAGAAGATGAGGCTCTCTAACTCGAATGAAAAGCCGTTTCCCATTGAGGAAAACTTCTCGTATTCGATTAGATCGCCTTTAACATAACCTCTCGGTGATCTGAGAAGGTCCAGCACCTCGAACCATTGAAATGGTAAGAGGTCTAGGACAAGCTGATAAGATATTGTATCGCTAGCCGCTGAGAAATCAACGGTTGCGAGTATATCACCTCGGCTGCCCAGTTCTGCAAACTTTTGATTTGTAGACTGGTCGTTCAGATCAACGCCGAATTTGCGTAACCTCTGACGAATCATAGCGCCTACACCTTTCTGCAAGTACAAATTTGCAGAGGGTTCGACAGCTATGACTCGGTCAGTCTTCGCATTCTTCGGGACGGTAATCACGCGATTACCCTCGTATTCTTTCACTCTCATGATCCAGTTGGGAAACTGGGCCTGGAAGAAAGGTTTATTGAGGATTTTCGCGAGGGCTGGTGTAGATTCCAAATGATTTCGGAATTTATTAGCGGGCGATGAATCCCTACGCTTAATCGCAAGCGTGGAACCTGGCCCCCAACCTGCTAAATCGAGTAGCTCCTCATAGTCAAAAGACCCAAGTATATCTGCAATTTTCCGCTGAGCCCTGAATAGGACTGTAGCGTGAGCATTTCGCTCAAGCAGACGTAAATTGGTCGCCCGACATGCATTCTCTGCGTCGAAGAAGCCATTAAAGGCCACGACTTCGCGGTCGATACCTGTTGGAAGCATTTCATGTTTCCTTAAGAAATCGGTCGCGAGAAGAGAAAGCCTAGCTGATTCCACGTCGTTATAGTCTAGAGGGTTAAAAACCATCTTTACTATGTCCTCATATTGCTTATATCTAAGCAAGATTTGGACTGATAACGCGCGGGGGCAGTTAAGAGAAGCTAAAAACTCACTGATTACTCTGTAATCATACTTAGGGATTGTTCCCATAGTAATATCCTCATGGATTCAATGGCTGGAGTTACGGGTTATCTTTTCCCTTCCTGATTTTATCAGAAAGATAGAGATACAATGACTTGAGTAAATTCAAGCCAAGGTACCGCAACAAGTTAGTAAACACCTTCAAAACCCTCAACGGCTTTCTCTACAACACTATCCAAAAGATAGTCTTGAGCGTAGGCCAAGAGATTTTGACGGTTAGTCAACGAACTTAACTTGGACAAGGCAAATTCACAAGTGAAAATGTCTTCGTCAAGTTTCTTATTAGTCATTGAATCTAAGACCGGGACAGAGATCTTCAGTTTACATCGAGCTTTGTTCGATTTGGCTGAGGGGAGTTGCAACGAAAATGTGGCCTGTGGGCGACCTTCTTGTGAAGAGTCCATCCCATAGGGACCAAACCATGTTGCGACGCCTGTCTGAGTGTTGATAGTACCAACGGTAAAATCTTGCTCAGCTGCTGCAGAGTTTTTTAATTGCAGCGTGTTGAATTGAGACATAGAGCCTCCTGTCAAAGACAGATTGGTTAGTTAAGTTATCTGAAGGTACGATGAAGCTTCTGCGTTTCTAACGCAAGAGCAGTCACCGTACGCTTCAACCATGCTTGATTTACCATTGGCTTCGATACCCGAGGGAACCGTAATTCAGGAAACTCCGTAATAGGAGTTCTCTTAACGGAGACACTCGAAAATCCGGCAACGAAGGGAACACTACTGTGCTTTCTATTAGACTGGTACACATTATTCACGAATTGACCGATCGTTTGATCGATCTCCTCATGAACAGTGGTGTGCCAGGCATGATAGATCTTATCTTCTAGGACTTCAAGTCCTTGGAGATAAGAACCTATGTCAATGATCCAATCTAGCACAAAGCTAAAAGGGATCAATTCATAGATAAGAGCAGCATTGTCCAGCGGCTTTGAGGCTTTAATCAGATAATCGTTGAACCCGAGCTTACCCTCTATGATCACTCCGAATTTCTCGGTGTGAATAGTGGAGTTTGTTTGAGTACCACGAATATTTGAAACGCCTAGGACTGGTTGTGAGAGAATAGTATCATTGCGTTTAGCAGACGCAGTGTACGACCTCCACAGTCTCTCTTTTTCGGAGAGGAACGCTATAGTATCTTCGACATCATAAATCGTCGGCATGATACCATACCACCAGGCCAACCAATGATCAGCAAGTGACGAAATGCTAGAGTGCTTTTTAAAGCTCCCTAGGATCTCCCGAAGTTTAAGTCGGTAGATCATCTTGGCCAGTTTAAGGGCCTCGATCAAAGTCGCCTTTATTAAGG